CGATGGCGGCAAGAAAGCCAAAATGCGCGCGGGCGACGTGCTGGGTGCGCTGACCGGGGATATGGGGCTGAATGGTGCCGACATCGGCAAAATCACGGTTCATCCGGCGCACGTTTATGTGGCTGTGCGTCAGGGCGTGGCGCGTCAGGCGTGGAAGCAACTGCAAAGCGGGAAAATCAAAGGCAAGGCCTGCCGGGTTCGTCTGCTGAAGTAAGTCATAACGCCTCTCTGACCGTGGAGTCAGAGAGGCGGGTCATCATTTCACTTCGATTACGTTAAGACGCAGCTCATCAAGCGGGGTGTCTTCTTCGTCCGGCTGCCAGCCGACCGGTTGCAGCGGAATGGATTCGCGGTCAAAGGCCAGATCGCCGCCGTCCACTACTTCGCTACCGTGGGTAATTCCTTTAAAATCAAACAGATTGATATCATTGAGATGCGACGGCACCACGTTCTGCATCGCGCTGAACATCGTCTCAATACGCCCCGGATAACGCTTGTCCCAGTCGCGCAGCATGTCGGCAATCACCTGACGCTGCAGGTTTGGCTGTGAGCCGCACAGGTTACACGGAATAATCGGGTAGCCTTTCGCCTGGGCAAAGCGCTCAATATCTTTTTCACGGCAGTAGGCCAGCGGGCGGATAACGATATGCTTGCCGTCATCGCTCATCAGTTTTGGTGGCATACCTTTCATTTTGCCGCCGTAGAACATGTTCAAAAACAGCGTTTGCAGAATGTCGTCGCGGTGATGACCGAGGGCGATCTTGGTCGCGCCCAGCTCCGTCGCGGTGCGGTAGAGAATGCCACGGCGCAGACGAGAGCAAAGAGAGCAGGTGGTTTTGCCTTCCGGAATTTTCTCTTTAACGATGCCGTAGGTATTTTCCTCGACGATTTTGTATTCCACGCCGAGCTGTTCGAGATATTCAGGGAGAATATGCTCCGGGAAGCCAGGCTGTTTCTGATCGAGGTTCACCGCCACCAGCGAGAAATTCACCGGCGCGCTCTGTTGCAGATTGCGCAGGATCTCAAGCATGGTATAGCTGTCTTTGCCGCCTGACAGGCAAACCATGATCCTGTCGCCCTCTTCAATCATGTTGAAATCCGCAATGGCTTCACCCACATTACGGCGCAGGCGTTTCTGGAGCTTGTTCAGGTTGTACTGGTCTTTCTTGTTAATTTCTTGATTTTCTTGCATTTATTCTTTACTCAAATATCAAATGGGGCACCAGTGGGGCAAGATGCTTTTAAAGCGCCAGCTTCGAGTTAAGCATCGCCACCTGATCGCTGTTCATCTCTTCAATCCATTTAGCATAGATTTCATACACCATCTGCGCATTTTCGTGCCCCATCTGACTGGCAATAAAAGACGGGTTAGCGCCTGCTGATAATAACCAGCACGCGAAAGTGTGCCGTGTATGGTACGGATTGCGGCGACGAATACCAGCACGTTTTACAGCAGAGTCCCAGCGAGCGCCAATACTGCTCAGAGAGTAGTACGGTTTCTGGGCACCTTTCCTCACTCTGGGCATGAAAACAAAATGCACCTTCTGCTGTTCGGTTAACCCATATTCGCGGTGGTGATAGGTAATCTCCGTTTTGGGGAACAGCGCAGTCAGAGCACTCTGCGCTTTAAGAGCTTCGATTGCAGGCGTAAGCAAAGTCACTGTCCGGATCCCTGCATCTGTTTTGGGCGGGACGAACATTCCCAGTGCATTCAGGTTTCGCCGGACATGCACGATACCGTTCGCCAGATCGACATCTTCCCAGGCAAGCGCGGCAAGCTCACCATGCCTCAGACCGGAGTAGATGGCGAACTGCCACATATTTCCTTTTTGCCCATGGTTGGCTGCCATCAGTTGATCGAACTCGGCCCGGGTCAGAGGGTCAGGTTTGGGTCTGCTCTTCTGCAGTTTCTTTATGCCCGAATATGCCTTTTCTGTAGTGAATCCTGACCGTTGAGCGAATCTCAAAAGTGAGCAGAGCAGGGAGATATAATTATCGACGGTTCTTACACTGCGACCGATCTTATTGGAGCGAATATGTACGGCATACATTGTCTGTCCCTCAAGCAACTCCGTTCGGTAGCGCAGTACGTCATTGTGCTTTATCTCGCGAATGAGAGTGTCAGCGCCGACTACGGCCACGATGGTTTTCAGCTGCGATGCCGTTTTGCGCAGGGTATTGGCGCTTAGCTCGATTTTACGGTTAGTTAACCAGGTATCGACGAGTTCACCGAATAAGCGGATTTGAACGGTGCCGGGGGTAGATTCTGCCTGCTTTGACCCGGGGAAACGGGTGCGGTAATCAAACTCTCCCAGCGAAATCTCACTGACTATGATCGTCCTTAACTGGCCTGCTTTCTTTATATTAGAAGGGGTGGGGATCCATCCCCTGAGCAATTCCCGGCAGCGCTTACCTTTATACATGAACCAGATGCGGATGCTTTGACCGCGAAGCTCCACGCCTGGTGGTAAGTCTGTCATTTATGCATCCTGTATTAGCTGGTTAATCTTTGGGTAGTTGTACCAGGTTATCCCGCGAGATGTCTTAATGCCGGTAGGGGAATGCCGTTTAAAATGAATCCCCTCAATCCAGCACCCCTGGCGGTACTTTTCAATCTGGCGATTATCCAGACCTGTCTTTGCCGTCAGCCTCTCTGCTACAACCCACTCTTCAGTAAAAATCACCTGTGCCATCTTTCACCTCAGGTAACCGGCATCAGTATAAAGATGCCGGAAAAGTGTTTGTGATATTTCAATATCAAGACATCCGACCGGCCAGAGCACGTAGTCTCCGCGCCCCTGTGATAGCCGTAGCCACGTAGCTGTTGCGGCGGTTCACCACCTCAACTTTGACCTTAGCGCCTTCCACCAGCACCATGTATTCGCTGGCGGTTGCCCGGCTGGCATACTCACCAAACCTGGCAACATGCTCTGCCAGAGCGGCATCACACGCCTTGCTTGCCAGTGTGGAGTCATTTCTGCTTCGGTTAATCAGCCTCATTCCGCACGCTCCGGATCAAATACATCCCAGCAGTTACGTTCTGCGTTTGCCTGCAGTCGGCGTTCTTCAACCTCCACCAGCGTGCGCCCGGTCAGTTTCACAACCTGCTTATTCGTATGCTTTAACAGCAGCGCCAGTTCCTGCGTTCCCCAACTTTTTTGTTTCCCGGTCATCGCATTAATCGGGAGGGCTGGCCCTCCCGCCTCCCTTAGCTCATGCACACGTATTCAGGCTTCATATCTGCCAAGGTGATGGCGAACTGCCCGTACAGCTCGTCACCGAGATGACGTTTTGCTGATGCCAGTGTCTGCTCTGCTTTGGCGAACAGGTCCACTGCATCCGGTTCGTCAGGCTGGGGGAGGGAATTAATTGCCGCTTCAACCTTGTTGCGCGCATCTACCAGGTAATAACGCTTCACAGCCTTGTTCTTGAGCTCAGTGAACAGGGCTGAGCCCAGCGTGTTCTTGGCGCTTTCGATATCAGCCCGAACTACTTTGGCGTTATCTAAGTCCTGAGCAGCCTCAATACGATCCCGGAACTCATCGGCCATAGCGTCGATGTTGGCAGCGGACTCCTGCGCGCTGTGCGTGGTTGTTACACTGTCACCTTTGATGTCAGCCAGGCTCACGCGCTGTGCGGGTGCCGGGTTAATTTCCTTCTCGGTGCGTGGTTCAACCTCATCCGGGCTGTAGACGCCAAGGATGACCTCAGGGCAGTACAGGCGCGCCCAGTACTTCACCGCGAGGTAAGCGATCTGCTGCTTGGGTGCCGTTTTCCACAGTGGAGAGTTCCGGGTGGTGATGTCAGCCAGGTAGATGTTCTCACCCCAGGTGATATCTGTTTCACCACGCAGCACCGCGCCTACCCGGATAAACAGACCTGCCTCATCGCGAGCATCTTTCTTACCGGCGATTTTTTCCCAGTCACCGCCGTATTCGTAATGGAAGCGACCCACAATGGCGCTTGAACTGGAGATAACTGCGTTCACCAGTTGCGCTTCGTAACCCAACACCCCGTTAACCAGGTGAGTTTTCTGCGCCACCGCGTAAGGGTTCATACCCCATTGCATGGCCTGCATGACGATCGCCATACAGTCGGAAGGTTTCCCCGCCAGGTGCTTTGGTACGGTCACGGCGGACTTCGCCATCAGTTCGGCAAAAGCGGTCAGCTGGCCGAGCGCCTGCACGTTGAATACAGCGTTGCTGGCAGAGATGGTGTTTGGAGCCTGCTCTGCGGCGATAATATTGGTGTTTTGCATGGTCATTCTCTCCATTAAGCCTGGCGCAGCGCTTCAAGGCGGCGCAGGTCGAAGTCGTTCAGTTCGTCTGTGTAGTCTTCAGTGATCGGCGCTGGCCACTCGCCAGTGTCGAAAGCGTTAGCGATGCGGTTCATGGTCTGGCGATACTCGAGCATGCCCAGTTCAATCAGCTCGTCGCTGGCCTCGACGATGGCGATCCAGTGATAACCCTCGTCTTTGTTGACGAAAATCCAGAAGAACTGGTCCAGCGCCGCGGTATTCATGTACATGGCAGCGCTGAGGTGATAATCGCGGTCAATGATTTCCCGGTGCAGGCGAGAGCGCAGGCCGGACTGCTTCACGTTCCACATGCTGATTGTTTTCAGGTCGGCCCCGATGCGGACGCCGTCCAGCTCGATCTCGAGATCCGGGCGCACGCGGATTTCGAGGCCAGTCTCTTCGTCAATGCCGAAATAGCTGGTCTCAACAGCGCGATCAGGGTGCAGCAGCAACTTTCCGGCTGTCGGGTGTGCGTGCAGTGCGCTCTGGATAGCCATCGCCGTGGCGTACTGCTGGAGGGTCACCAGCACTTTGCCTTCCGGGTTCTCGCGCCATGCATCCAGCAGTTCGTCAGCGAATACCGCATCCGGCTTAACGGACTTCACCGCCTGGATCATTTCCGCTTTGGTGCCGGACACTTTCAGCGGTGCCGGTTTCTGCGCTTCCTGTTCCACTAGGTCAGGGTTGATGATCGCCAGCTGCTCGACGAGCGCATCACGGCTACCGCTGGTTTTCACGGGCGTGGGCAGGGTGGCGTTGTACTCTTTGATGCAGGCTTTCATGGCCGTGGCGGTATGTTTCGTGCCGTTCTCAATACGCTGGTATTCCTCAGGCAACTGCTCATAAGCTGCGTAGGTTTCATCAGCGGATGCACCCAGCGGCGACTGTGCGGGCAGGGTGGCGTTGTACTTTTCCAGCAGCGCCTTGATGTCGTCGGCACTCAGCTGCGCTGGCAGGCTGGCGTTATGCTCATCAATAAAGGCGCGCAGGGTCGCCGCGGTGGTGAATGCCCCCTCAGGGATCACTGGCTCTACGCTGAACTCTTCATCAAGGTTTTCCGGTTGCAGCGCCAGCGCATGCACGAGGTTACCCATATCCAGCACTTTGGAACCTTCGCGCGGGATGGTCCCGGCGACGTGGCGCGCGTTGAAATACATCAGGCTGACGCGGGCATCCTTCACCATGGTGGAACTGATGCCATTCGCGGCGTGATAGACGTTATTTGGCAGACTCTCATAGCGGCCCGGTTCGAAGTATGCCGGGTATTCGGCAACTGGTTCGTCCTGCTGCACTTCTGGTTCGTTTTGGGCCGGTTCTGGCTCGTTATGGTTTACAGAATCGCTGTTTTGGCTTACAGAATTGGCATTCTGGTTTACATCAGCATTTCCCTGGTGCGCCAGGGTCGGCGCTGCAGCGGCAAGAATTTCAGCCGTGGTCAGGGGAACTGTTTCTGCAACAGCTGCATGAGCGCTTTCATCTGGCAGTACTGCCGCTTCGCCTTCCGGAACCGCATCGCCATTTTCGGCTTCATTTCCGTGATCCGTTTCCATCTGCACATTGCTGATGCTCTCCGCATTTTCTGGTTTTGCGATTTCATTTGAGGGGGTATCCATCAGACCATCAATGGAGAACACGCCGTTGCCCATGCTGGC